ATTCATTATTTATTTCGCATTTCAGAATCTTGTAAGTACCTTGGTAAATGCAATAAAGCTAACTCTAGATGGAAGCACCTCACAGATATGGATTTCGTGCTAGAATTCTGGGCTTCTTGGTGGGAGGAAGCTACAGATTTACAGAAAGAAGCTCTCCTTTACCATGAACTAAAACACATCGAACGAACGGTAAAAATGAAGGATGATCAAGAAGTTGTCATATGGAGAACAAAAAAGCATGATGTAGAACTTTTTATCCATGAGATCGAAAATTATGGGGCATGGTCCACAGACTTGGTGGTACTTAAAGAAGCATTTAAGGATAAGTAATGATCGGTACTACATTTAAATTCCAAACAAATTTCAATGATTTGGAAAACAATTTACCCAAGAAATTTGTATTGGAAAGGATTGGTAATGCCTTTGCAGGTAAGGGATTTACCCTCCAATTTGTGGAGTTTGAAATAGTAAACCCTATAGAAGATATCGAATTGATACAGTTGTTTGCCAATTTGGGAGAGGTTCTCACTATAGCCCCTTCCAAATTTACTATCTTAAATGATAACTATTGTATAAATATTACATCTTCCAATAGGGATGGATACAAACCTTTAATTTCTACTATTTACACTTCTAATGTAGACGATTATAAAACTGTCAGGGATAAATTTAAAGCACTTATAGAACCAATTAGAAAGAAGATATTCTCAGTTAAGATTAGGTGGTATTATACTACTAAAGAAGGTTCGGATTACGTTTCCATGATGGAAACTATAGAGGATATTGTACATCAAGAATCCTATCCATTTATTCCAAATATAGATCAATACATAGATGATTATATTAAGAGCAATGAGCAGGTTCTTATTTTAATAGGCCCCCCTGGGACCGGGAAGACTAGATTTCTACGTTATTTCCTTAAAAAACTACATGATCATGTAAACCCTATGGCGACGACTAAAGATTGGGAGGATATCCCTACTATAGATGAAGACAAACAAATTACTGTATCCTATACTACAGATAAAAATGTTATAGAATCAGATCACATATTTATAGACCTGTTTAGCGACAGAGTCAATTGTTTGATATTGGAAGATATAGATTTTAATTTAAGAGCAAGGAAAGAGGGTAATACAGCAATGTATAAACTCTTAGCGGCTTCGGATGGCCTGATTACAAATTCCAATAGAAAGATTATAGTATCTACTAATTTGGAGAATGAGAATAGGATTGATTCTGCTTTCATAAGACCAGGTAGGTGTTTCGATATATTGAAATTCAGACCGTTGGACCTGGAAGAGTCTAATTTGCTATTAGGCAAATGGGGTATAACTAAAGAATTAACCAAGGATGGTTATACCTTGGGTGAATTGTATAGGATTAAGAACACTATCAAATGAAAAGAAAAACTCAATCTAAACAATACGATTTGGAATTGGTAGAATTAGAAAAAGCAACGCCGGTCGAAATAAATAAAAAGATAATTAAAAGTATCTCCTACTCACAGGACGAAATATTGTCCAATATCATCTATCTACATACAGGACCTATCGAATTGGATGTCTGCTATGGTTCTGGATGTTTCTATAAAAAGATGCCTAAACCTAAATTATGTTTTGATATAGCTCCTAGGAAACCAGGGGTTATACCCGCTGATGTAAGGAATTTACCATTAAAAAATGAATCTATTAATTGTACGATCTTAGATCCCCCGTTTATGGCAAGGACAGGCCCCGGTGCTACACTCAAAGCTAAGTTCGGGGAACTTAAAGGAACTATAGAAGACCTTTGGGATTTCTATGAAGAAGGAATGAGGGAAATCTACAGGATATTGAAACCGGAAGGGTGGTTAATTTTCAAATATCAGAATGGTGTTTTAGCGGGGGTTAATAATAATACCCATGTAGAAATATGTAATAGAGCCAAAGATATTGGATTTAAATGGGTAGATGAATTTATCTTGCTTGCTACACATAGAATGACTCATCCAAAACATAAGAAACAGGTACATGCTCGTAAATACCATTGTTTCTTTACTGTGTTTAAAAAAACTAATTCTGCGAAACCTAAGAAATGAAATCTAAGGGGAGGGTGGAACAAATGGGAATAAAAATGAGGATGGTTATAGTAATGGAGTATGAAGCTAACATATTAAACTATGACACTTCTGATATCAACAAAATGGCCGAAATAGATGAACAGGGTTTTAGTTCTAATTTAGATATAGTTATGGAGATGTTATATAATAATAAAAGCACTCTTTTGGTGGATAGTCCTTGGAATGGAATAGTAAAAGACAAAGGGACCAAAATATGTTAGGTGATAAATAATGCCACTCCATTTAGAATATAGACCGGACAAGTTAGACTCCTTACTAGGAAATGAACACCTCAAACAAAGCCTCAAATCTGTATTGGAGAGTAAAGACAGGCCAAGAGTTTTCCTACTACATGGTAAAACAGGTTGTGGGAAGACAACACTAGGGCGTATTATAGCTGATACTATAGGGTGTGCTCCTACTGAAATCAAAGAGTTGGATATCGGTGATGCGAGGGGGATAGATAATGCAAGGGAAATTAAAAGGGACGCAGCCTTCTTGCCTATGGATGGAGGATTAAAAGTCTACATCCTTGATGAAGTACAAAACTCTTTAGCTGGTTTCCAAGAAGCCCTACTCAAAACCTTGGAAGACACCCCCGAACATGTAGTATTCATATTATGTACTACTGATCCCCATAAACTAAAACCGACTATACGCAATAGGTGTTCCTCTTATGAGGTGATGCCCTTACCTGGGACACTAATTAAAAAATTACTAAAAAATGTATTGCAATCAGAAAAAGTCGATGACTTTCCTATCGAAGCCTTGGATTATATAGTACAATATTCACAGGGGGTGCCCAGAGAGGCACTTACCATTCTAAACCAAGTTATAGATCTACCTACCAATGAAGAAATCATTGCCTTCCTTAAAAGCTATAGAATTACAGAAGAACAGATCGAAAGTTTGGTTAAACTTATGATAGCTAATGCCCCTTGGATAGAACTAATTAAAGCGTTAAAAGAAATCAAAGATCAGGATGTAGAAAAAATTAGACGAGGGGTTCTGGGTTACTGTAGTGCTGTCCTTATGTCTAAACCATCCAAGAGATGTGCTATGATAATGGATTGTTTTAGTTCAAATATGTTTGATAGTGGTATGCCAGGGTTGGTGTTGGCAACATTCCAAACGACCCTGTAAGGGCATTACACGCGTTTACAGGGGCATTTAAAGGGTATACTATGGTTAAAAATTGGTTTAAAAGTTTGTTATATCGTATACCAATAATATTTATAAGTAAGAAAGAATTAGATTATAAAGAGAAAGAAGCCAATCAAAAACTTTCCAATTTGGAATATAACAATAAACGGTTAGTGGCATTGAATATAGAGTTAGGTGACAAATTTGATTTATTAGCTCCTATAGTTTACGGATTGAAAACTAAATATGATTATAAAGATGAATTAATCTATATCACAACAACTGTAGATTCCAGGTTATTTATGGAAGCAAGACAATGGCGAGGTTCTTTGGATTATATTGCGGATATGATATCTCATTCCTTACGTAGAGAGATATCTACTATTAACTTAGCTAGATTGCCAGATTATTGTCGTAGGATTAAAGAATACAGAACAACCACCGAACCATATAAGGAGGCAAATCCTTGGTAAAAAGAGACTTCGAAAAGGATATCTTGCTAAACATCACACAATTGCATACTGAATGGTTAGATTACCCTAACAAATACTCTTATTATAGTAAACTACTAACGGAAGCCGATAATATCAGAACCAAAACCAAAGATAAAATGGATGTGGTCAAAGCGGATCTGTATTTGGAGGCAAAAACCAAAACAGAAGAAATTTTTAAAGGTATAGATATTAAAAAAGTGACAGAGGGAACAATAGATAGTTGGATTACTACTAATCCCGTATATCGGAAAGCTGTAGAAGAACACCAAAAGTCGTGTTATAACTATAGCATATTAAAAGATCATCTTTATTCCATTGATAAACAGAAATATGCTTTAAGTAATTTAGTCAGCTTATGGTTAGCTGATTATTTTTCTACCCCCAGAGTGGACGAAAAAGTAAAACCCAAATTCGAAGAAACAGGAGAGAAAGATTTTAGGGAAGCACAATTGGGAGGATTACAAGATGCAGGGCTAAGGAGGAAAAAACAGGGTTGATAACATTTATCAGAATGGTTGGGGCTGAGTTGATAGGATTCCTTTTATGTCAATGGTTAATAGATGTATACAAAGAAACTAAAATAGAATACGATCTAATTAAGAATGGAGGAAATAATTAGTTATGGGTCTAAGTGCAGAACAAAGGAAGAAATTGTATGATGATCATTCGATGGATGATGCACACAAAAGATCTTACGATAGTAAGGATGCTGGGGCTTATAAAGATATTTTTGATCGTTCCCAATGTACTAAGTATAATGTAAGTTTTTTTAAGCCTGCGGCGACCGAACATCTAATTGATATCCTACCCTACCTTGCAGGCAAAAATGCCCCCTTTGTACAAGGGGCTAAGACTCTCGAAGGTTCCCCTGCTTATTTAGTAGATGTGTATGTCCATCGTGGAGTAGGGGTGAATGAAGACCAATATATTTGTATGGCTAGGTCTTATAATAAACCTTGTTACATCTGCGAGCAGAGGAATAATACTGATCTATCCACAGAGGAAATAGAAGCATTGCGCCCTAAACGCAGGACCGTCTATGCTATATGGGACAGGGATGCTGAAGGTAAAGGTGTGCAAGTATGGGAGGTAGCCCATTGGTATATGGAAAAGAAGCTGCAAGCTAGGGCGAAACGTCCTCGTGGAGGTGGGTATGTGAATTATAGTCACCCCAAACGTGGCAAATCTATTTCTTTTAGCATTACTGCTAAGGGTGAATTTAAAGAATATGATGGTCACGATTTTGTTGATAGGGACGATGAAATCCCAGAGGAAATTCTAGAGAAGGTACCGCCCCTTGATGAATTACTGCATTTGCCTTCTTATGAGGAAGTAAAAGTTGCTTATCTATGCACAGCTAGAGACGAAGAGGAGGAGATAGACGAACAGGAAGAGTTTGAGGAAGAGAGCGGAGCAGATAACCTTATATCTGAGAAGGAAGAAATTAAAAAAGAAAAAGTAGAAAAGGAGGCGAAAGAAAAGGTTTGTCCTATTGGTGCAGTATTTGGTAAGGATTTTGATGAGTATGAAGATTGTGATGAATGTAACATCCGTTTAGATTGTAAGAGTGTGAAAGAAGGAGACGAACCCCCAAAACGTAGGAGACGTAGAGAATAAAAATTGTACTCCCTATTTTAAAAAAGTAACCTTTTTTAAACAAAGCCCTTTATAATAGGGCATAACCAAATAAAAGCCCAAGTGGGGGTATCCTAATACCATAACGGTAGGGCGCGGAGGCTGACAAGCCAGCGTAGCAGGATGGTAGTAAATAGGCTAATTGGGTAAGCCCACCCCCATCATTCTATTGTGGTCTTTTATATCCGCGTTATTTAGTGGGTAGGGGTTAAGATGATTACACATATTGTATACACAATCCCAAAGGGAGGGATTGGATGACCGAATCTGAAGCCAGAACTAAAATAGAAAAGGCTGGAGGTTCTTGGGAAATTTTCTGTAAATGGATGTATGGACAGACTATAGGCATAAACCCAGAAACAAATGAGCCAGATATTTATGAATATGATGTAGAAAGATTTATTAGTTATAAATGCAACCCAGCAAGGGAACCTTTAGGAAGCTGGGATTAAATACCAAGAACAAATGCGAAACAAACTCAAAGGCATAAGTGGTTCCTACTATAAAATGACTGGTACTCATAAAACTACCGCTCGCCTTTTCAATTTTAAAAACAAAGGCATAGAAGGTTCCTAACATTGCAGCTTGATAGGCTATCCATATTACCTTCCGCCTTTAGGTTTCGGGGCACAAGGGGTTCCTATTTAAATACTGAATAGTCGAACTTTACCCCTCGCCCTTATTTTAAAAGGAGAACACAATGGAATCTATAGTAAGGTTATTCAGAGCTTTACCCGTAAAAGATAAAACCAAACGCCGGGTAAGTCCTTACCTTTTATCTAAAACAATTCCCAATGGGTTTCTCCTTTCTGAAGAAGTCCAAGCTAACTATTCAGACGAAGAACTTCTGGTTATTATCGACCAGATTAATAATATCATAGGTTCTGATGGAAAGAAAGCAAACTCCTCCTTCCATAAATCCTGGCAAAAGGTTCAGGAAGCCGACATCAAACAATTAATATTAGAACAAGCTATCCATTATTTCACCACCTACGGTATGGAAAGATTAGGTCTATACCAAGAGGTCTTCGTTTATATCCCAGCGGAAGAACTTCATATTCCAGAACTAGATGAAAATATAGAATTGTTGTTAATTAGAGGGTATACTAAAGAAGAACTCAAACAGAAATTAATGGAATTATTGTCTTCTGGAATTGCTTTACACGAAGATACCATAAAAGATATTATGGTGGCAATAGATTACGTCGGATTTGTCCCAGAAGATATTTACAGAGTTAAGAACAAGGAAGTAAAAATCGGTTTGTATGATAAGTTAGGTATCCCCCCAAAAGAACCAGTAGAATTTTTAAGATACATAATTTACAAAACTACTGGCAAAACTTTACTTATTAAGGATAAAGAAACTTTCAAAGCCCTTAAAGAAAGTGATTTTACTATACCCTGTAAATTATTAACTGAATACCACAAGATGTATGGGTTGGATCTATTAGCATCTGTATTCTATAGGTTCAAACCTATTTTCCTATCCATTAAAAATAAGGACACTAGTAATCTTATTAATAAGATTAGGAAGTTAGCCCCTAAATATCACAGACCTATGCCAGTAGATTATTTAAATGATATCACTCATCGTACAAAATGGGGTGTAGTAGACATAGGAAGATTGCAGGAGGAATTGGCTAAAGTAAACACCTTTAGAAAAATACGCCTTGCCTACGCTTTGAAATATCGTATGGGTGATGTAGATTCTATTTTATATAAGGTGAGGAACGGTAAAAGTTTCGCCAAAGCCTTCGAATATAAAACCAAAGAAGATGCATCAGAAATATACGATATTGTTTTATCCTGCATAGCGGATGATATAAAGAAAAATGTAGAAGGTAAGCGCATCTATATACCAGATAATATTATATATTCCATCCCTACTACCGAAAAACAATATACAGGGATGTTCCCATCTGGAACATGTGTGATTATACCTAAAGATATGATATTTGGTGTGTATTGGGAAAATGTCAAGTTAGATGGGATTAAATTTAAAAATACTGGCTTATACGAAGACCTATTTCCTAGTAGAAAAGGGGATACATATAGAGTAGATTTGGATCTCTCCTTGATAAATGCAGATGTAAAGTATGGTTGGGATGGTCTTTACCGCGATGTTGGCAGGGATATCCTATTTTCTGGGGATATGACCGATGCCAGTAATGGGGCTTCTGAATTTTTTTATGTAAAAAGACAAACACCTAATTGTTTCTTATTCATGCTTAACTTTTTTAACTACCATGAGGAAATAGAAGTACCCATCAAAATATTTGTTGCTCAAGAGGAAGCAGTCAAGTTAGGGGCAACTTGTATGGTTGATCCTAATAATATAGTAGCCACTACCGATAGCAAAGTGAACAGGAAACAAAAAATGTTGGGTTTGGTCACAGTAGAGGGACAAGGCAGCAAATTCTACTTCGCTGAAACTAATATAGGTAAGGGGATTACTTCTTCCCACAAACCATATGTAGAACATAGCAGACGTTACTTATATAACTTCTATACCAATACTCCCTCCTTACAAGAGGTATTGGTTAAAGCTGGCGGTATAATGTCCCCACAAGAAGAATGTGAAATAGATTTATCCCCAAATAAACTGGAAAAAGATACTATCCTAAAATTATTATATTAACACGTGTGGCTCCGTTCATACTATGGTTTAATAAATGGATACTATCACCATAATAAATAGACTATGTGATTGTGGGTTTGATGCCTACATCACAGGGGGTGCAGTCAGGGATGTTTTGGCTGGCCTGCCTATGAAAGATGAAGACATAGTTACTAATGCTACTCCATCCCAATTAAAAGAACTATTCACTGATTGCAAAGTAGAGGAAGTTGGGAAGTCCTTTGGGGTCACTCTCATAGATGGAATAGAAGTAGCCCCCTATCGTATTGACAAATACCAAGGTTTAAACGACAAAGCCTGTGAAGTTAAATTCGTAGAAACCTTAGAAGAGGATCTAGCCAGGCGTGATTTCACCATAAATTCGATGGCCTGGTGCCAATTTACAGGTGAGGTGATAGACCCATTTGGAGGTAGGGAAGATCTAAAGAAAAAAATTATACGTTTTGTGGGTAATCCAAAAGATAGAATCTATGAAGACCCTAATCGCATAATAAGGGCTTGCAGGTTCTTAGCCAAACTAGATGGTGCTTTCCATTGTGAAACCTTTAATGTACTACAAGAACATGCCCACTATGTTCGTGATCATGTAGCCAAGGAAAGGATCAGATTAGAAATATTAAAAGCTATGGAATTACCCAACCCGTCCAAGTTTTTCCAGGCACTATTTGAAATAGGGGTTTTAGACTATATATTTCCAAGTATGGTCCTATGTGCTGATCACCATCATGGCAAATACCATAGGGAAGATATTTTTATCCATCTAATGGTTTGTGGTGATAATATTAATTCCAAACACCCTTTGCTTAGGCTTGCTGGTTATTTGCACGATATCGGTAAGCCCATATCCTATTCCCCAGATGGTAAATTCATTAGACATGAAATGGAAGGTTCCGAAATAGTAAGGGAGGAACTAAGGGCCTTACGTTTTTCTACTGATGAGATTATATATATCACCAATTTAATCAAATACCACATGCTTTCCATAAAAGATCCAAAACCCAAAACTGTTAGAAGGATTTTAGCTAAATTCCAAAAAGACAACGTAGATTGGAAGGATTTCTTGAGGTTAAGGATAGCAGATAGGAAAGCTAATTTAGCTAAAGAGGACTTAGATCTAAAAGAAATTGATGATATTTACAAATTATTCCATGACACTATTAATACTGAAACACCCTTCATGGTAAAAGATTTAATTGTATCCGGTCACGATATTATGGGTGTTTTAAATATACCACAAGGACCGAGGGTTGGTTCTATATTAAGAGCCTTACATCAGTTCGTTATTGATAAAGGACCAGAATTTAATAAAAAAGAACTGCTTTTGGATATGATAAAAGAATGGAGAGGAGATGAAGGAGATCATTAAATTCATTTGGGATAAAGCTAGGAGTAAGTAATATTTGAATTGTGTAACTAAACAAGGGGAACAATAAATTGGCTAGCGTAATCTATAATCTGACTAAAAGAGGGTTAATAAAACCACCTCCTTATGTTGTAGATACACAGTATGAAGTTATTACTGGTTCTATAGCTTATGGTGTGTCTTCTGATATGTCGGATTGTGATGTGTATGGCTTCTGTATCCCGCCTAAAAATATAGTATTCCCACACTTGGCTGGGGAAATACCAGGGTTTGGATCACAACAACAAAGGTTTGACCAATACCAACAACACCATATAGAAGATAGGGAAGCTAAAAAGGGATATGATCTTTCCATATATAATATAGTTAGATTCTTTCATTTATGTATGGAAAATAATCCCAACATGGTGGATTCATTGTTCGTCCCTCAAAGGTGTGTCCTACATATAACCAAAATAGGACATATGGTTCGTAATAATAGAAAGATGTTTTTGCATAGAGGTTCTTATCATAAATTTAGGGGTTATGCTTATAGCCAATTACATAAAATGAAGACTAAGAGCCCAGAAGGTAAACGTATAGAATTAATAGAAAAATATGGCTTCGATGTGAAATTCGGAAGCCACTTAATCCGTTTATTAGACGAAGCAGAACAAATCTTATTATTTGGTGATTTAGATTTGGAAAGGTCTAGAGAATATCAGAAGGCTATCCGCCGAGGTGAAGTTCCCATGGAAGAGATAGAAAAATATTTTTATGCAAAAGAAAAGGAGTTGGAAACCCTATACCATAATTCTACTATTCCACATAAACCAGATGAGCAAAAAATAAAAAACCTATTACTGTCTTGTCTTGAAGAATTTTATGGTAATTTAGATTCCTGTGTTAGACAGGAAGTACGAGTAGAAGATATACTTTATGATTTAAAATCCATATTGGATAAATATAATGGATGAACAAAGCTTCGAATATAAATTCCTACGTATAGACTTTTATGATAATGATTTTGGTGGCCCAGTTGTGAATGCTATATCCAGGATCTGGAGGGATATCAAAAATAATAATTATCACATTACTTCTAAAATAAACCCCAATGATGGGCATTTTTCCGATAGAAGTATGTCGGAGATGTTTTATGGGTTACACAAAGTTGATCTTTTAGAAAAAATGCTTAAATTAACTATAGATTGCGAATATCTTTATAGTAAAGTAGAATTTGCTACAAGAGGATTGTATTGGAAAAAACTTAGATTAAGCGAAAAGGAAGTAGATACCAATTTAGAATCTATAACGGATGGATACCTTGATTTTAAATTATCCTTCCATAAAGACGATTCTTTTATTAAAGAATGGAATGATGGTGAATCGGCTTTTTTAAATTTAGAAACAGGTGAAGTCAGTCCCTTCTGAAAAATAGGATTTTGTAATGATTTATTTATGGGGAGACCCACATTTTGACCACTTCAACCTTTGGGAAGGTATGCGTAAAGATGATTTCCCCTCATTAGAAGAAATGAACCAAACGATATGGGATAATTTATTCACTAAATTAAAAAGGAAAGATACCCTATTGTTCTTGGGCGATTTTGCAATGAAAGATTCCCCTTGGATAAAATTGTTCTTGGAAAAGATACAATCACTAGCAATAAATTTAGTATTCATTAGAGGAAACCATGATCAAAACCATGTTTTAAAATGGTTAAGATATTTCAATATCCAATGGCATGAATTGTTAACCATCAATATAAATAAACAGAAATTGATTTTATGTCATTATGCTATGAGAGTGTGGGAATCCTCACACAGGGGTTCATGGCAGGCTCACGCACATTCACACTCCAACCTTTGTCCTATAGGGTTATCTTGGGATTGTGGTGTGGATGCTAACAATTACGAACCACTGTCCTGGGATTACTTCGTTGGTATTATGGACATGTTAATTAAAAATGGCAGGACAAATATTGATAGGGCAGAATGAAAAATAGAACCCTTGTAATTTACATATCGATTATTATTATATTAGCATTTATTTGGTCAGCACAATTTCCTGGCAAATGCAATAATCTAGTGGAGAATACATGGAAGAAGATAATAGTGTCAAAAAACGTATCAGAAGAACAGTGTCGAAGATAAAAGAAAATGCAAATAAACCCATAGTAAAAGATGATGAAAGAGTCGACTTTATTAGTACAGGCAGTACAGTTCTAAATTTAGCGGCATCTGGAAAAGGTAGGGATGGAGGATGGGCTAGGGGTAGAATAATTAACATTGTAGGGGATAATTCTACAGGAAAAAGTTTACTTTGTTTAGAAGCTTGTGCCCAAGTATTCTACAATATTAAAAAAATGAATTCTAAAATCTATCCCACACCCGAAATTGTACATATAGTCTACAATAATGTGGAAGGAGTGATGGACTTCCCTGTTGAGACTATGTACGGTGAAGAATTTAACCAGAAAGTAGAGTGGATACAGACCCCAATAGCAGAAGAGTTTGGTAAGGACTTCCAAAGGAGGGTAGAAGCATTAAATAATGGCGAATTCTTACTATACATTATAGATTCTATTGATGCGTTAGTCCCAGAAGCACAAGCAGATCGAATGGAGCAGATTTTAGCAGACAAAAAAGTAGATGGTAGTTATGGTACCGAAAAAGCCAAATTCTTTAGTGCTGGATTTTTCAATCATTTATGTGGGCTAATGAAGGGTAAAGATGCAACTTTAATATGTGTATCACAAGTAAGGGAACGTATTGGGATATCCTTCGGTGAGAAATATTACAGGACGGGGGGGAAGGCTTTAGATTTCTATACCCACCAAGTAACATGGTTATCCCAAACCGAACGCCTAGAAAGGACTTCTAGGGGTGAAAAAAGAACTTACGGTATAAAAATAAAAGCCAGGTTTAAGAAAAATAAAACAGCAAAACCGTTCCGGGAAGCAAATTTCACAGTATTGTTGGATTATGGTATTGACGATGTAGGCAGTTTAGTAGACTATTTTTATGGACCTAAAGAAAAAGAAGTAGAATGGAATGGTGAACAGATTAAAACTACCGATTTGGTACAGTTGGTAGATAATAACCCAGAGGAATTTAAGAAATTACAAGACCTTGTAGAAAAACATTGGATGGAAATAGAGGACGCCATTAAACCAGAACGAAAGAATAGGTGGGACTGAACTTGTCCATAAAACTATATAATGTGGATGAGGATAAGGCAGCTAAGGTGGTATCTCTTGTTGATAATCACCAAATAACAGATTATATAGCACTAGCCGAATTCATAAATAAGAACTGGGGGTACGAATTGAACTACCAGGAAGCTAAATCGTTCCTCCTTGATTCTATAAATTTATTGGGGGTTTATAGACCCACCTGGAATGTGTAGAAAGGAAAAGAAAGCCATACGTAACAAACATGAAATTCCTATATTCAAAACTACAGATGAATGGGATTGGAATTAGATGTTCGATAGTGGTTCTACGACTCAGATTGGTGTTTATATAGGGAGGTTCAACCCTATACATAAAGGACACCAAATGACGTTGGAAAAAATGTTGCATAATCATACATCAGATCGTTCACTAATTGTGATAGGTTCTGCTAACGCAACACTTTCTTTAAGGAACCTTTTCACCTATAAAGAAAGAAGAAACTTCATACAAACTCTTTATCCGAAAGCAAAAATCGCACCACTTGCAGATCAAATGGCAGATGAAGATTGGTTTTCTTCCTTATTAGATTTAGTCCATATTGCTTTCCCGTTTCATCATAATATAAATTTATATTGTGGGGATTTGAAAGATGTAATAGACTTTGACCATAAAGATAAAGTGACGATTCACATTATCGATAGGTATAAAGAACAAGTTTATTCTGCTACAGAAGTAAGAACTCGCATCATGATGGCTGAAAAGAGAGAACTAACAGGCCTGTTGGACGAAAGAATCCTGGATAGTGTTTATGATTTAGGTAGGATGAGGTTAAAAGCTCTTGTTAGAGGGGAACAAGATGGCTATTAATATGATCCTTAATACAGATTCTTACAAAGCTAGCCACTTTCTCCAATACCCGCCAGGTACAGAACACACCTCTTGCTACATAGAATCAAGGGGTGGTAGGTTCAATAGGACTGTATTTTTTGGATTACAAATGTTTTTGATGGAGTATTTAAGCCCAAACAAGTTCCCCACTATTAAAGATGTAGAAGAAGCACAGTATTTTTATTCTCGGCATGGGGAACCATTCAATATGGATGGTTTTATAGAGTTATTAGCTTTAGGATATTGGCCTATACGTATCCAAGCTGTGGAAGAAGGTTCTGTTATACCTACTGGTAATGTTCTGGTTCAAATAATGAACACTCATAAGAATTTTTATTGGCTTCCATCCTTTTTAGAGACGATGCTTCTCCGGGCTGTTTGGTATCCGACAACTGTTTGTACTTTAAGTTGGATGTGTAGAAATCTAATCTACGATTTCTTAATTAAAACCTCTGACGAACCAGATGCCCAAATTGATTTTAAATTACATGATTTCGGTGCTCGTGGTACTTCCTCCTTTGAAACTGCTTCTATCGGTGGTTGTGCCCATTTGGTAAATTTTAAAGGGACTGATACT